AGCGCACAGATCAAGACGTAGTACGTACGCTACTGCGGGAGGGAGCCAATTTACGTCAGATCGCTAACGTAGTTACCAATGCTGGCCAGCTTCGCTTGGCTGAGAATTGGATGAAATTACATGAGGAGCCTCGCGATCCCGAGTTTCCACCTGAGGTAAGGTGGTACCATGGGTTATCAGGCTCTGGCAAGACCAAGTCTGCTCTCGACTGGCTTGCTGACGATACTCATATTTGCCTTGATACAAGCAAGTGGTGGGACGGGTACGACCAACACAACGGAGTCCTCATTGATGACTTCCGTGAAAAGTGGTGCACATTCGAGAGGCTGCTCCGGCTGCTGGATCGGTACCCTGTCACCGTTGAGGTGAAGGGTGGCACCCGTCAATTGCGAGCTATGAAGATCGCTATTACAGCTCCGCATCCGCCGGAAGCTTATTACTTCTCCGTTGGGGAAGATCGAGTGCAACTCTATCGGCGTATCACACGTGTGATCGACGTGGACAATACCTGCCCGGTTTGCGGGTGGACGTTCGGTAAAGACTGTATGTGTGATCATACGGTATCCGTACAAATTGAGTCGTCAGACGATGAGTGATTGCAAGCAGCTATGCTCCCTCTATAAGCCTGTGCCCCCGCAGGGTGCAGATATGCACGGGAATGCCGCAAGAGCATTCGCGGGCGCAGGCAATTTCAGTGTATTTCTGCATAAGAAATTTAAGGAACACGAGGGCATCACTTTAAAATCCTGGGAATTGATTTTACCCCGGCCAGTGGTTAATAACCATGGCTCGCGGACGCTCACCAGGCATGTTTGCCGCTGAAGAGACATCACGATCTCGGTCTCGTGCGAGGGCTGTTGCCGCTTCATCGAAGCGTGCTAAGTCGCCATCTCCGCCAAAGACACGTTCGCCTTCTGCTGGAAGGTCTACGTCGGTTCCGACCGGCGGGAGCAAAGGTACCGCAGCTGGTAAGTGGTCTTCGACTACTGTCCAGCAATCTTCTTCGAAGTCGAGTGCCCGTATGGGACGTAAAACAACTGCAGCACAGACTGCATTGAAGCTCACGCGTTCTCAGCTAGAGACCGTGATATACCGTTGGAACGGTGTGAAGGCGTTTGACACTAACGGCTATTATTGGTTGAACAACAGGGTTGTGACAGCCGGCAGACGTGATCTGCCATTGTACATGTTTGATTTGACTGCTGTCAGGTCTAACGGTGCACCGCTTGGAGCTAGTCCTATGCTCCAGCTATCGTCCGATGTAGCCACTGGCGCAATGGCGTTTGAACCCCGGCAGCACATAACTGCTACTGGGGGTACTTCGGCTCTTATTAACATTGAGAAGTCGCCGCAAGACTTTGTGGTTGGAGACGAAGTCGACGCTTTTTCGAAGACTTACTTGAAGTCTCTTTCGATCAAGCTGAACTGTTGGGGTGCTAAGACGAAGGCTGCTCAGTACACCATTCAGCTAGTCAAGTTTCTTGACGACGAGCTAGTTCCTAGTCACGGCACTTATGCCGCTGACCTTGCGTTGGCTACGACCAAGCGTTCTGATTTTTATCAGAATCTCATTAAGTCATTGACTTTCAACCCGATCGCCCAAACGGGCGGATCTTACAAGGGCCGAATGAAGGTCCTTAAGAGTGAAACGTTTACTATTCAGCCGAATAGTACAGATGACGGTGATACGGACCCTAATGTCCGCACCGTTTCTATGTTTGTTGCGATGAATCGCATCATTTCTTATCAGGAAGCGGCAGCTATTCTGACAACAGATCCTCATCTGAATGACACTGCTCGATTCGCTCAACAGGGCGAATCGCAGTTCAAGCCTCAGACGCGCCCTAAGTCGCGCGTGTACCTGATGATCAGGTGCTCAAATTACAAGCTGGATACAGCTGACAGTAACGTGGATACTCCATCGTTTGATCTGATGATTCGTGCTAATCATCAGATTACTAAGTAAAGATTAACCAAGTGGTTAAATTGAACTGGGTGGTTTAGCGATAATTCGCGTCCAGGCCCCCGGCCGTGCACAAAACCACCCTCACGCCTCCACGTTAGTGGAGGCGTGAATGTTCTAGAGATGTGGGATATATTATTACCGGGCTTCTGTGAAGAAGCGCGATCCCACATCCGTGGAGAATTATTTTCTCCGCTAAGGGTAACACCCCCATGATTACAGGCCGCTACCGCGCCTGGACTCTGACGGTCAATAACCCCGCCGAGGGTTACCTTGACCGCTTTAAGGCATATCCAGAAATGGATTATTGCATTGTCGGAAGTGAAGTGGCTCCCACGACCGGCACTCCGCATTACCAGGCCTACGTGCACTGGCCAGACGCAAAGACACTGAGTGTCATGCGTAAGATGTTTCCGCAGGCTCATCTTGCTCCTGCTATGGGAACTAAAGGGCAGAACAATGAGTACTGCTCCAAGGAATCCGTGATCTTTGAATATGGAACGCGTCCTGCACAAGGAAAGCGCACAGATCAAGACGTAGTACGTACGCTACTGCGGGAGGGAGCCAATTTACGTCAGATCGCTAACGTAGTTACCAATGCTGGCCAGCTTCGCTTGGCTGAGAATTGGATGA